GTTTACCCTTTAATCCTTGATTTTGACTGTTAAAGGCTTTAAATTCATTATGGGTCCCATTATGCAGATAAACCTAGAAAAAATAAAAAAATTACCACCTGATGTAAGAAAAGACTTCTATAAGATGGCTTTGAAGTTAAGTGAAAAAAAGAAAATTTCTAAAATTCAATCTGATTTTTTAAGTTTTGTTAAGCATATGTGGCCTGAATTTATACAGGGGCACCATCATAAAATTGTTGCAGAAAAATTTAATAATATGGCAACTGGTAAAAGTAAAAGAATTATTATCAACATGCCCCCAAGACATACAAAGTCTGAGTTCGCTAGCTCCTTGCTGCCCGCCTGGATGATCGGGCGTAACCCAAAATTAAAAATTATCCAGACAACCCACACCGGAGAATTAGCGATACGTTTCGGCCGTAAAGCTAAAACTTTAATTGACTCTCCTGAGTATCAAGAAATTTTTCAAACTAGACTCAGGGAAGATTCGCAAGCAGCGGGTCGCTGGGAAACAGCGCAAGGTGGAGAGTACTTCGCCGCGGGTGTTGGTGGAGCCATCACCGGTCGTGGCGCGGATCTATTGATCATTGACGATCCTCACTCGGAACAAGATGCTATGAACTTAACGGCTTTAGAGCGAGCTTATGAATGGTATACATCAGGACCAAGACAACGTTTACAACCTGGTGGACAGATTATTTGTGTAATGACACGATGGAACGTTAAAGATTTAACAGGTATGTTGATGCAGGCTCAAAGCGAAGCTAAGGCCGATCAGTGGGAACTCGTTGAGTTTCCGGCGATCATGCCAAGTGGTGAACCCGTATGGCCGGAGTACTGGGACTTGGGGGAATTACAAACAGTAAAAGCCTCATTATCACTTGGTAAATGGAATGCTCAGTGGATGCAAAATCCAACTTCTGAAGAAGGAGCCATTATTAAACGAGAGTGGTGGAAGAAGTGGGAGCATAATTTTATGCCTAAACTCGAACACATCATACAGTCGTATGACACCGCGTTTATGAAAAAGGAAACAGCGGATTATTCTGCAATCACCACATGGGGAGTGTTTAGAGAAAATGAAGACAAGCCCGCGAATTTAATTTTGTGTGATGCGATCAAAGGAAGATATGAGTTTCCAGAGTTAAGACGAAAAGCATTAGAACAATATAAATACTGGCAACCTGAGACTGTTTTAGTGGAAGCAAAAGCATCAGGATTACCATTAACTTATGAATTAAGGAATATGGGGATCCCGGTTATTAACTTTACTCCGAGCAAAGGAAATGATAAACATACAAGGGTAAACTCGGTGGCACCACTGTTTGAAAGTGGCACCATATGGGCGCCCACTCACAAAGGGTTTGCACAAGAGGTAATAGAGGAATGCGCTGCATTCCCTTATGGAGATCATGATGACCTTGTGGATTCAATGACACAGGCTGTTATGCGTTTCAGGCAAGGTGGACTCATTCCACATCCTGAAGACTACAAAGACGAAAAAATTATTAAAACGAAAAGAGTGTATTACTAATGTCTTGGTTAATAAAATTTATACAAAAAGGTGGCACTGTAAAAGGTGCTATTAGAGAATTTTTCACTATGAATGGTCGTATGCCTCGTACATCAGAAATGAATAAGATATTACAGGCGTTCGGAGCTAAAGGAAATTTTCCTAAAGGCTGGACTCCAAAAGTTATTGAAGGTGGTAAATCAGAACCGAAGATAGGTTTAGGAGAATTTACACTTGGCACAGCTCCTAAAACAACACCAAAACCAGCTGTTGACCCTAGACTTCAACGTTGGGTAGATCAACAAGAATGGGCTGCTAAGAAACAGGCTGAAAATAAAGCAGCTCTTAAAAGATTTGAAGATAAATTTGGTAAACCTGAAGATAGAGCATCAGGCGGCATTGTGCGTGTGGGGTATGGTAAAGGTAAATTAGTAAAAGGATTTTTTGAATTTGTTGAAGGCTTATTCATCAAAGCTTCCAACGACATTCGACAAGGAAAAGGATTATTTAAAAATTTAACAGATAAACAAAAATGGGCTCAACACGAAAATCTTACGAAGATGGTGGAGAAATGGCAAAAAACTAAAAAACTCCCTGAAGGTGCAGAGCAGTATTTTGGAATCGATGCTGAGAAAGCATTTAAAATTAAAACTGGTGAGATACAGCCTAGCTTCTCGCTGAGTAGAGAAAAACTCGTGGCACAATTTCCTAATATTCCTGAGGGGGAAATTAATCGAATTATGAAATTGCCTGTTGATGAACAAAAGAAAATACTTACTAAATTAATGAGCGGACAAAAAACTCACACAAAGCTCACACAACAGCAGTATTTAGAAGATTTAGATAACAGAATAATGGATGAAATGGATCTAACTAAATCAGAAATGGATAACATGTCTTCAACGGCGCTAGATGATTTAAGAAGAAATGCAGATCCTCAAGGAATGCAAAAACATTTTGATGAGATTACAGAAGGACGTGGAGTTGGAGACTTTGCTGATGATCTTAATTTTATGAAAGATGATTATGCTCAAACGGAGATATTAGAACAGTTTGATGTCACTGGTAAAAAGGGGCATGCCTACGGCGGCATCGCAGGACAACTGCACTTGAATGAAGGTGGCAGGGCGAGGTTTCAGACTGGTGGATATACGTATAATCCAAATTTAAATCCAACTTATATGAAAAACATTTTAGCTTACGATGAGCCTTATTGGAAAGGTCATGATTTACAATCTAGAACGGGCTACGAAAATATATTAGACCTTAAGCATGTTTTAGGTAAGGATATAGGCGCTCCCCTTGAACAAGAAGAATTAAAAGATTATTTGGATAAAATTTGGTTACAAAGTGAGTCTCAACAAGAAGCTTTAAAAACAAGTCCCCATCAAAGACTAGGAAGCGGAAGTCCTTTTTTTAGATATTCGCCTTCAAATATGAGTGCTTATAATATGTCGAATCCTCTTAGTGTATCTTCGGGTCTTCCCGCTTATGGATTAAGAAAATCGCTTTTACAATTAGAAGAACCTTATGGAAAAGAATTTATTAAACCTTATTTAAGCCAGTTGGATCAAGCTTACATTGATCACTATAGATATAATATGCAAGATCCGGATATACAGAAACAAATATTTGGTGGAGAACAAGAAGCAGCACCAACAGGAATACAAACAATACCTGGAGAGAAGAAATCTTTTAATGTCATGATGGATGAAAAAGGAAATGTAGCAGACGATCAAAGTATAGCAGAACTTGCTAGAGAAACAGGAATGGCACCTGGTATAACAAATCTTCCAATTAATAGTATGTCAGATTTACAAAGAATGATTGGACCAGGAGATGATATATCAGAAGGAACTGGATATAATATGCCTCCTCCTTCAGTTGAACAACGAATGCAAGCAGCAGCAGCTAAAGGCCTTGATCCAAGAATGGGTAGAACGTATGCAGAAAATATTCAAGCAATGGCTGATCCAAGAATGCGTCCACCAATGGGTGGAATGCCAGTAGATATAATGCCACCTTCTAACACAGCAGGTATGAGAGGGGGTTTTGCAGAACCCGTTACTTTAGACGGTCAACAATTTACTAATGAAGCAGATGCAATAGCAGGTCTTGGGGTGGAGAGATATAATCAACTTATGGCCACTGGTGGCAGAGTAAGGTTTGACAAAGGAGGACTTGACAAAGGCAGAAGAAACTTTTTAAAACTTATGGGAGGGCTAGCTTCGATTCCAATTCTAGGTAAATATTTTAAATTAGCAAAACCTGCAACTAAAGTTATGACAGCACTTGAAAAATCTAATGCAGTTGGAATGCCTAAATGGTTTCCTTCATTAGTTAATAAAGTGATGAAGGAAGGTAAAGATGTCAGCAAACAATATGCTACTACTGAAAGAGTAATCGTTAAACAAGCAGAGCTTCCAAATAGTAAAACTAAAGTTTTAGTAGAACAGGATCTAACAACTGGAAATACAACCGTTGATGTTGGACTTGGTAAACATGGTTGGGTTGATGGGTACCATGGTCAACCTGTAAGACTTCATTTGAAAAAAGGAGAATGGATTGAACCAGAAATATCTAAAACTGGAAAAGTTAAAAAGAAAAAAGGTGTTAAAACAAAAGATGAGTTTGATGTGGAAGAAGCAGAATTTACTGGAGATGCAGAGAGTGTAAAATACGAAGAGTCTTCTTTTGAGAAATTTGGTAAACACGGATCTGATTTTAGCGAAGTTGAAAAATATGCAACGGGAAAAGTTACAAAGACTAAACCAAGTATAAAAGCAGAACGAGCACATTGGGAACCGGATTACGCCAAAGGTGGCCTTGCTGGAGTATTAAGACTGTAATGGATAAAAAAGTATTAAACCCTATTTGGCGTTATATTCCTTGGCATGAATATGATAAAGAAACAATGAAGGTAATTCCTCAACCTAAATCAGAAACACATCAAAATTATTTAAATTATTTAAAAATAGAACCTTTCCTGGAACCTAAGTCCCAGATGTTTGTAAGAGATGAATTAGGGTTTGATGAGGGTGGCCAAGTCATCGGTAAACCCGGCGGTCTTGTAGAACCAGGGGTCACGCATTATGGGACAAGTAAAGTTAAAACAGATAAATTTAAATATAAAATTTCAAATCAATTTGGAACTTATTATACTGATAAACCAGGAGTTCGTATTGGTGAGAAGCCTTTGACAGCTGCTGAAAGAATGGCCAAGTGGCGAGAAAAAAATCCTTATAAGAAAAAAACAGTTGATATTACAATAAAGGGTAAAAAATATACTTTTACTCCACCTACAGGTTCTGTTGTTCAACAAGGAACTAAAGATCTTTTTAAAGATTTAATTACAGGTGTTGAAAAATGGAAAGAAAAACCAACAACTGAAAATTGGGTTAATATTTTTAAAGAAAAGAAACCAAGTAAAATTGGAAAACAACAATTTCAATATGGGTGGTCTACACATCTAAGAGATTATATTCAAGGTAAACCTGTAAAGTCTAATATTGCTAAAGCACTTTTTGATCAGTCTGACATTAAAAATCTTTTAAATTTAGACAAGGACCATGTAAATTTGATTAAGGGCTACAAGAATCTTCAGTCTCCAGCTATGGCGACAAAAGCTGCAGCAGAAAAACTATTATGGAAATCCGCAGAAAAAGTAATAGCTATCAACAATCAATTTAAGCAAAACCCTAAAATAACTTTAGAACAATTAACTAAAAATTTATATAAAAAAGAATTTACTAAGGCAGGTAAAATAGATAAATTAAGACTACTCACTACTGTATCAGACGACGTAGCTAAATATTTAGAAGCCTTAAAAAATGCTAGAGAAATACCAAAAGGTTTGAAGTCTCAATTTAGTGCGCCTACAGGAAAAAATTTAGACAACATTCAAAAATATATTACTAGTCAAACCGAAGGTTTTAGATTTAGGGACGGAACTTTAAGAAAGTACAAGTATAGTATTAGAGATTCTATACTAGGTTTTAAACAGGGGTATACTAAAAATTTAGAAAACAAATTAAAAATAAAAGGTGTTTTAGATCACGCTGTGGGTTTATCAGCTACCCATGAGGTAGCACCTGGATACACAGGTCTTTATCAAGATTTAGAAAATAGTCTTAATAAAGTAAAAGGCACAGATATTGATAGAGACTTTACTAAAGTTTTAAAAGAGGTAATAAAAGATAAAAATTTTAAAAATGTAGATGCATATAATGCACAAGCTTCTAAATTTCATAAAAAACATAAGGGTAAAATAGATGTTCCTTTTATAAGACAAGGCGGAGATCCTACAAAACTAGTAAAATCTTTTTATGATTTAGACGAACCATCACAGAAAAATATTCTTAAACTTGCTGAAGGACCTCAAGGTATTGCAATTGAAACTAAAGGACAGTCTATTAAATCATTTCAAAACATATTTAAAGCCTACCGAGCCCAGGGAATTGGAAAGGGTTGTCCAGTAAAAAGAGCCGAAGGTGGAAGAATTGGTTTCAATGAGGCAGGTTTAGTTGATGATGATTGCATGAGAAATGCTATTCAAGAACATAATAAAAAATTACAAAGCAATGATCCCAACATAAGAAAGAATGCTAGATCCAAACAATTTAAAATTAATCAAACAAACGATATGAAAAATCTCCTTGGCGCAGGACTAAAAGGAGGTAAGAACTTTTTGAAAAAAATAAAAGGTTGGGGGCTTGAGTTAGAGCCTATTTTTGAAGGAGGGTTTTATGAACATTATCGTAGAAAAGGTTATAAACATGATCAAGCTTTAGAAGAAACCTTTTTCGTGAAAATGTTGCCGAAGAGTTGGCAAGAATCATGGTTTGGAACGAAAACTAAAACAGGACTTTTAGAAGGAGCGGAACCACTTTTAGAAAAAGAGCGTTATGAAATAAAAGATGAATCTGGAAACGTGATTGGCACTCGTAAAGGAGTCAAAAGGTATACTGATAATACGGCAGCTATGAGGAAGATAGAACAAGAACATAGTAATATTGATTTACAACTTTCGGCCCTACAATCAGGACAACGGGAGGTTAAAGCAGATGCAGGAACCATTGAAGATTTAAAAAACAGACAAAAAGAATTGTCTAATGAATGGTATGAATTGGATCGTTTGACTAAAGAAGATACTCCTGATTGGCAAATGCATCAAGCAGCTGTAGAAAAACAGCAGACAGAACAAGGCGTAAGAGGTCTTGAGTACGGTGAATATGGAACAGGAGATACGGAAAAATTAGCCAAGCAAAGAGAGAGAATAAGACAAAGAGAAATGACTGAAAAATTTCCTAATTATTTAAAACATGATATGGACACCATGTTAGAGGGTTTTGGTTTAGGTTTAGATGAAGATATATTAAAATATAAAAAAGATTTAAAGAAGCTAGAACATATTCCTTATTATTTTTCAGATAAATATTCTACTCCTGCAACTTATGAAAGTCTTAATGAGTACTTGAAGAATCGCGATAAGATGGCCTATTTTGCGGATAACTTTAGATTAGAAAAAGCCAACGGCGGCATAGCCAGTTTAACAAGAACCACGCCACCTACAAGAGGACCCCAGCATATGGGCTTGGCTTCTTTTAAAAAACATGGTAGATAATGAACGGAGAGTTTTAAATGGCAGAGATAGATAAAGCTTTACCTAATGTAAAGCAGACAATAAAATTACCTAGTCCAACAGAAGTTCAGGAACAACAGCAACAGCAGGTTTCTCAAGAAGCTATGCAACCACCTGAAATTCAACAGAATGAAGATGGAAGCGTAGATATTAGTTTTGATCCTAATACCGTTAATCCAGGAGATACAAAAGATCACTTTGCTAATTTAGCAGATTTATTACCTGATAATGTTTTAGATCCTTTAGGACATAAACTTTATAGTGATTATACAGATTATAAAACTTCTAGAAAAGATTGGGAAAGAGCATATGTATCAGGACTAGATTTATTAGGATTTAAATACGACGATAGATCTGAACCTTTTAAAGGTGCATCGGGTGCAACTCACCCTGTATTAGCAGAAGCGGTTACACAATTTCAATCTTTAGCTTATAAAGAATTATTACCAGCAAATGGTCCGGTTAGAACTCAGATCATTGGTAAAATTGATCCAACTAAAGAACAACAATCTCAGCGTGTAAAAGATTTTATGAATTATACAATTATGTCTGAGATGAAAGAATACGAAGCAGAAT